CCCTACCAAACACTTTTGTTAATGCAACCATTAACTGAAGCTAATGCTGTTATAAAAGGCGGCGGACGTTTGTTAGGTGGTGTTTTGTCCATTTTTGTTGAAAATCCGCTAGTCGCACCAGCTACAGTTTCAAACAGAGTCCGTATAATTGTTGAAAAACGAGGATATGATAATTTCGAAACATCTGTTCCGGGACCTTTAAAAACTAAGTTCACGGCTGGCGCAGAAAATACATTCACAAACCGTATTGGACTTGTCTTTTCTATTATAACGAATACAAGTCTTATTACAGTCACAAGAACTGATGGGGGTCCAGTTACCCTCCCAAGTTTTGTGCGACCTAATGCAGGTTTTTATGCTCAAATCCAAATAACATCACCAACATTGATAAAATGGGACACACAAAATATCGTCCAAGGTACACGTGCTGTGGCTTTCTACGCAGAAGATAATCAACGCATTGTTTATCTTATCCAACCCAATACTAATGTAAATTCGTGGAGGGAAGGTTACAGAGCTGCAGCGACTATTGCTAGTGGCTGTTCTTTTGCTGAATGCGGGTTCTGGAACGGAAGTTCTATACTCTCATTAACTTTGACAGTCACATACATCGCAATACCAGCTATGCGTGGAGATATGGACAGCAGATATGACGAGCCATCACACATGACACAAACGAAGAAATCAGCAATGATCACACCAATACAAACAGGTGAAGATCACATGAAAATTAAGTCAATGCTGCGAAGACATGAGCCTTGGCACAAGTTTACAACATATGCAGTGGAAGAATACAATCCCTTCCTATGTAATGTTAGTATACCTTGCAGTTTTGGCAGTCCCGTAAATAGAAATCTTGCGGAGGAATACATGAAATACAACAAAGTTACCAGTTTCCATGACGTTTTTCGATTCAGTCGTGGTTCAGTGCGTTTGTAATTGCTTTCTATGCAGTTAAAGGTGATATAAAGAATTGTGTTGTGCAAACTACACATATTCCTTTTGAAGCACCCACAATTACACCAGAAACGCAATCAGGCTCACTGATTTCCAATGCGATGGGGTATGCAACAGAGATTCACTCTCTGGATAAAAATCCTGTCTTATCAATCGAAATTCCGCATTATCTGTTGGGTAGAAAGAACTATAATAGTTCTTACAATTCCGCAGAATTGCTTACTAGAATGATGAATTCATTAGGAAATCTTAAATTTGTGGTTTTAGGACCAAGTGA